AATGGTTTGGAACCCGAACCCAAGAAGGGTTTGGTCGCCGATGGCTCTATAGGTCGAGCTTACATCAATGTCGGTGGCCAAAGAAAGTTGGTAGGTTGGTATCAGCTGTGGATAGATCAATCAGTCCCATTCGGACGGTTGGGTGACTATCGAATCGCAGCTGACCAGCCTACTGCTATCTGGAAGCCGGAAAACCAGCAAAGAATGAAGATCACTAAAGAGCAGAAGGAAGAGATTAAAGAACTACAACGCCAGGCAGAAGTTAAACAGGCAGAGAAGCAATCAAAGGCTGCTGTACGCGCCCAGGCTGAGTGGGACAAGGCGATACCATGTGAGAAGCACGATTACCTTATAAAGAAGAATGTTTTGTCATACGGGCTTAGAGTTAACGCTTCTGGGCAATTGGTTATCCCTTTATATGACAAACAAATGAGTATTGTGGGTCTACAGTTTATAAATGCAGACGGCAAGAAGATCTTTTTACCGGGATCTAAGAAAAGCGGAAGCTTCTTTATATTAGGTAAGGAAATACTTAAAACCGCTAATATAATTAACTATGCAGAAGGATATGCAACAGCTGCATCTATATTCGCTGACTTTTCACAGCCAGTCATAGTGGCATTTGATGCCTATAACTTATCGCCTGTTGCAGAGGTGATGTTCGAGTTTTTTGCAGATCGTAAGCATGTATTTATAGCTGATAATGATGATAGTAAAACAGGTGAGAAGGAAGCTGCCAAAGCATGCCAGATCATACTTAAACAAAATGGTTTAGCTGAGGTTCTTATGCCTCAGAGCAAGGGCGACTATAATGACCACAAGAATGATGATGCAGAAGCACTTGACGGCGAACTAATCCCGGCACTTAACAAACTTGACTTAGCTGTGGAACACGAATTTCAGCGCAGTGCAAGCGGACGCTTTTTAAACACTAAGGATAATATATCCGGTGTGTTGCAAACACATGGTGTGGATGTGCGCTACAACGTCATCAAGAAACGCATGGAAATTGACATACCTAACACCAAATTCATCGCTGATATGAAGGATGAGGCATCGCTTATAGAGATCGAAGATCGCTGTATTAACATGGGGATCCCACACACAAAGGTCCGGGATTATCTTAAGATCTTGGCACGTGAGTATAATCCTGTTAAGGAATGGATCGATTCAATACCTTGGGACGGTCATTCAAGGATGCAGGGATTCTTAAATAGCCTGGTGACACACGATAGTAACCAATTAAAAGAAATGTTAATGCGCAAGTGGCTTATCTCATGCTTGGCCGCTGCTTACGAAGAGAATGGCGTTGAGCTAGAGGGTATATTAGTCCTACAGGGCGCACAGGGATTAGGTAAGACCTTATGGTTCAAACGCTTATGCGACTATGACAGGGGTTGGCTATTAGAAGGAGCAACGCTGAATCCTAGTGATAAAGACTCGGTAAAGCGAGCTGTATCTCATTGGATAGTCGAGCTAGGAGAGATAGAGAGCACGTTTAAGAAGTCAGACATAGACCAACTCAAGGCGTTCGTCACGGCTAAGACAGATGAGCTTAGATTGCCGTATGACAGAGCATTTACTACTTACCAAAGACGTACGGCTTTCTACGCCAGTGTTAACGCTCGTGAATTTTTGACGGACACGTCTGGTAATCGTAGATTCTGGGTTCTGGCTGTCAAAGACATTGATGTTAATCATGGCGTGGACATGCAACAGCTCTGGGCCGAGGTCAAGGAGACAATGTATATTAAAGGCCAGAAGAATTGGTTTCTATCACCAGATGAGCGCGAGATGCTCAACGAGAGTAATGAAATTTATAGGACGCAGTCGAGTGTTGAAGATCTATTGCTGGAACATGTGGACTTTGAGTCTGAGTTCCCTAAAGCAGTGCAGATGACTAAACTACTACGCGACCTGGGGATCAAAGCACCGAGGATGCCGGACTTCAAAGAAGCGGCTCGTGTCTTACACGATAGAGGCATAGAACCACGAAGATCCAATGGTCGGAAGGTCTATGACCTTACATACACTGCTGTCGATAGCGACAACTACACGGACTTCAGCGCTAAGTTCGGAGACAACTAATGGTTGAGTTTATAGAAGTCATAGCGACAATAGTATTTAGCACTATAGCTGCATCCATAGTAATATTCATGTTGATACTAATTATTATGGATAAGGATTGATATGAGCCAGTGGAGAGGTGGTAAAGGATCGCGACAGCGTCCTATGTCGGTAGACAAGGATGAGTTCAATAGACGCTTTGATGAGATCTTCACAGGCCGCAAGGCAGAGCGCGCGATTAAAAATACAGAGGCCAAAGACAAGGATAATGATGACACTGCAAAGTGATAGTAGCGAAGCTGCACACTGGTATGGAGATGTGTCCGGGCTGGGCATGTATGCAAAGATGTGCAGAGATGTGCGCAGATTGGGGATAAAAGGGTGGGGTAGAGTGCATAGTAATGGCTATGGCACCCTGTCGATATTTGGCTTACCTATGGGGTATTCTCTTATAGGTAGTGTTAGGTATATATAATAATAATAATATATATATAGATGGTTATACAGCACAACAATGACACCAGCACAGAGAACACTACAGGAAGTGTTTGGAAGCTGTACACTGCACTTGACACACTGAAGGTAAAATTATGAGCGAATTAAGATCCATAGACATTGGAACAAGCAGCGATAAGTATCACATTAAAGTCGTGGTTCTCAAGGTAAAGAATTACTCTGGAGTCGTGCGCAAATTGAAAGACAAGAATGTAGTGGCAATAGTTAAATTAGACGAGGGCAGTTTTATGGCCTTCATAGAGGAATAATATGGCAGATAGAGGAAGACCTAAGAAGGACAAGTCAGAGCTGGTAGAAACACCAACACAATTCGTAGCAAACCAGGAGCAAGGACTAACAGAGATGCAAGCCGGGTTCGTATGGCATTATACTGAAGGAGCATGTGGACAAACTGAAGCAGCTCGTAAGGCAGGATTTGAGTTCCCGGCACAAGCTGCAAGTAAGTTCTTGAACGGCAAAGACTATCCTAATGTGACCAAGTCAATAAGGATTAAGCAGGAAGAATTAGCAGAGAAGTATGCCATCACTCCACAGAAGACTGGCACGTTACTCTGGAAGGTAGCAGAGACTGCCTTCAAGAATAATCAATATAACGCAGTGGTTTCTGCTATCAAAGAGCTCAACCAACTCGCTGGCTTATCCATCAATAGATCACAGAATCTAAACATAAACGCTAACGTATCTGGCATGAGTAAGGATGACATCCAGGAGAGATTAGCCAAGCTATTAGGCGCTGACATTGACGACTACAATATCAAGGACAAGTAACTAATCTAACTAAGTAATAAGGTGCTCGGCCGCTCGGCCTGCAAAAATACAGGAAAATTCACCCCGGAATAATAAAGCACCGCAGATCAGTGACTTACGCCTAAATATACGTGCACATTTACAATAGTATTATGATACCATGTGAGCACAGGGGTCACAGATACATACATTGGAGTCCCTAGAGGGCCTTTTTTACTGGGGATCGGGCACCCATCGGACCCCGTACACCCCCGTGTGGCTCTGGCCGTTGGCAGTGGCAGTTATAACTAGGTTAGGTACAGAGAATCACTAAAAATACTCATAGTTAATCCTGCGTGCTATAGTTTGCACATGACAACATATCCATATAAAAACCCAGCCCTCCAAAAAATCTCCAGGCAAAAAATTTTATGAAAAAAAATATCAAGATTAATCTACCTTTACAGGTTTGGTACTCCAAGAATAAAAAATTTATTTTAAATTTGAACAACTACCGAAATGCCTATTTTCGCATTTTGTCTATGGCCAAGAAATCTTACACCGAAGAGCTATTGCCAGAGCTCGCAGATCTGCCGCAGTTTACTGAGCCGGTTACATTGACCTATACCTATTATTCCAAGACCAAGAGGCGCATAGATATTAGCAACCCTTGTTCGATCATAGATAAATTTGCGTGTGATGCCCTGGTGAAGTCCGGGATCCTAAAAGATGACAGCTACGAGCATGTAAACCAGGTCATCTATAAATTCGGTGGTTTCGACAAAGAGAATCCTAGATGTGAATTGGTAGTATCTATATAACCTAGTTTACTAACCCACACCTTCGCTGATACAATCCTTGAATGGCAATAGATCAAGAAAAAGGTATATCCGGACTAGAAGATAGATCTCGGCTCGATAAGATCCGTGACTTTATGGCCGAAGTTGCCCAATCAAAGACACGTGCAGCCCAAGCAAAGCAAGAAGCTATGCAGTCCATACAGCCTACAGCAGCCCAGACTGCTTATATTGGTTCAATCTTCGCCCCCGGTGCAGGCACCATAGATGCAGCAGGTAACTTCCCGGCTTTCCCGGGCAGTGATGTAGCCCTACAAGATGCCTTTTCTGGCGAACCCATGCCCTCAATGGCCGAGAATATTAAAGCAGGAGGCATAGATCGGTATCTTATGGCTCCATTACAAGGATTAGGTGTAGCAGGTGACGCTGCATACGGCCTACCATTTGCAGGTCCAGCCGTAGCCGGCCTACTAAAAACGCCTGCTGCGCTTGCGACAGTCGTGGGAGGTATAGCGAAGGCTAGTAAGGCTAAGGGTATTACTGCTCTGGATGATACTAAGAAGATGTTGAAGGCAGATGTAGACGAGTTTGCTAAAGATGAATTTGGCTTTGTGTCTCCGACACTAGAGGCATTGATACAAAAAGCACCAGCTAATCTTAAGGGTAAGCAAATTACTGAATGGCTAAACGCCAACGCGAATAAAGGCGTTAAGCCCAAAGAGCTTGAATTCCTTGGTTTCGATGACTATGTAGCAGCCAACCCAGATGCAAACGTCCGGGAAGTGGTAGCAGGTGTAAGCCCTAATAAGGTTAAGGTTACTAAAAATGTCGTGGGTGAATTAGACAGAGGACCACTACTAGAGTTTGATACCCAAGTTTCTATGTCAGATCC